ATTAAAATTAATATTTAAACCTGGTCTTAATATGATATAAGGTACTCTAATTTTTGGGTTGTTTCGTACGTCAATTTCTCTTAGTTTTTTAAGCTTAATAATCTCTTTTGGTAACGATTTTAAATTATTATTATTCAACTGAAGTGTCTCAAGGTTTTTACAAAGACCGATTTCTTTTGGTAACGATTTTAACTTATTATTATACAAATAAAGTGTCCTAAGGGTTTCAAGCTTACCGATTTGTGGTGGTAACGATTCTAACTTATTATTATTCAAAAAAAGAAACTGTAGTTTTTTAAGGTTACCGATTTGTGATGGTAACGATTCTAAATTATTATTAGCCAAATGAAGATACTCTAGTTTTTTAAGGTTACCTATAGATGATGGTAATTTGGTTATTCTATTCTCACTCAAATCAAGTTTTTTTAGATTTGTAAGGAGACCAATTTCTTTTGGTATTTCGGTTAAAGTTTGGTTAACATTCCAATCTTGTACTAGGGGGTGATGAAGATTTGTAATATTCATGTTCCTAACACCGAGTTTACGAAGTTCCTGAGGAACGTTGGATCTGGAGTTACTCATATACATTCATCTGATATTTTATCTCACTTTATGATAAGATGATAGTTGCGTTACTACTCATTATCATAAACGTGTTTTTACTACTCAACACGAAGGAACCACAGGAAATAACCGAGGTTCGCGAAAAGTATAGAATTCTCAGGGAACATCTCATAGAAACCGATAATAAAAAGTTTGAAATGTTACAAAAAGAAGTACCCATAACGGTACACTATAGGATAAACAGAGGTGCGATAGGGTACAATACAAATAAGGGGAATGAAATAGGGTTATGTATAGACGGTGATTCGAACGAAATTTTCCATGTTCTCATACACGAACTCGCACACTCAACGGTCGAAGAGTATTCGCACAGTAAAGAGTATTGGAAAAATTTCAAGGAATTAAGAGGTATATGCGTGAAATTGGGTATATACGAAACTATACCAAAAAAGACGAAATTTTGTGGTAAACATGTTCAGGATAAATAATCTAAACGTATAGTAATAATTAACATGTCTGAAAACGTAGCATCGAATGTTCAAATATTACAAGCTATATTAGCTTGGGTAGCATACATGACATTATCTAGCGTACCAATGTTATCTAACAATTACGGGGTCAATTTAATAACACTCTTTTTTATCATACCAAACTTTTTGCTCTACTCCATGAAAGGTGATAACTTTTTAGCCTTCATGGCTATAGATCAAAGGTTTATGTTACTGACAACTATAGCCGCGACGCTCTTCGTTGTTTTAGCATCACAAGCAACTAAAGAAGCTCAAAAGAATATAGAAAATTACGGTAAAACTACGAAAAGTACGGGTTCTATCCTTGCACTTCGCGTAGTAAGTTTCTTATTTGGTTTACTTACCGCTTACATACTTCTCAAACGAAAAGGTATGTTTGAAAATTCTGGTTAAGCGTATCGCCTAGCAACATAAAATGCTACCGCGGCAACCAAACCGGTTGACGCTAACCCAACAACACTTCGGTTCCCTTGGTCGTTAAGAAACGATGGTACGAAGTTTGCGAGTTTTTCTTGAACTGGCTTACTAATTGCTATCGCAGTACAAACCGCGACGACGAGAGCTTGAAACTGATCGTCAGTTAAATTAAATGGGTTTTTATTCTCTGGTGTATTCTCCGCTTTTTGAACGGGTTGTTGTGCGGCCATCATTGGTGCTTGCATTTGCATTTGCGTCATGCGAGGATCTTGAGCCATCATTGGTGGTTCTAATGGTGCTTCTGGTTGACCTATAATATCATTAATTGGTGTAGAGTCCATTGTCTGTTTATTTTCACTCACATTTTTTTCAGCCATGAAACTCGGCATTTGTTGTTGTTGCTGTTGCTGAATCGGTGGTAATTGAGGTATTTGTGAAGGTCCAGAATCGTTTGGGATAAAATTGGTGGATTGGTTATTGTTCAAATTAACCATACCGTCCCCATTATCAGAAAGATTCATCGTATAAACGTCCGTCATATATTATACATGGGGTTTTCGTTTTTTTCGTGTTTACGCGTTAGCCTGGGTTATTGTCGTAAGGTATAATTAGGGTACAAACACCCAAACGTTTTTATAATTCTAGGTAAATCGTTTAATTCGTCGTAATTAGACATGTCGTGATCTACATATACTGTTTTAGTTTCGTGACACACATCGACCAGTATGCGGTATCCTTCATCGCTTGGTGTACTCGTTTTTTCTTTATCATTAGATTTATACGGAGGTATTAAAACTGGTGCTGGTGGTGGTAACGGGAATATGTTCAACGCTGAACTTACTCGTCTAGAAAAAAGTCGTATCATTTCTTCTTAATAACTTTTAATGGAGTTGTCTTTTTAACTGTGTTACGATCACCAAGTTTCATGTTACCGTGTTTTGGGTTAAACATCTTTTTGTGTGTTTGCCAATACTGAGGTGCGCCAACCTTAAAGTTTTTTCTAAGTTTTGCTTTATACCAAAATACACAATCTTCTATTCTATTACTCTTAGACGTATTATCCAATACCAAACATTCGTAATTTTCGGTACACGAATCCATGACTTTATTAAACATTTCAAACGTTGGGAAAATACCGAAAAATGATTTATACAATTTCTCACGGTTTTGAATGATATTTTCACGTAAAATAAACACGTAATCAACGTTTGCCCTGAGAGCAGGAGGGAGATCCATACAATATTGCATTGTTAACATGAAAAATATCTTCCAGTGACGTCCATTCATAAAACATTGTCGGATACACGTATCTTTCATAAATTTTGAATCGTACATACAATCGTCTAATAACAGGAACGCACCACAATTTGTTTTACCCATACCTACCAATCTCTTTTGTCTATCCATAACACGCTCTATAGCTTCTCTATCGTAATCACCGTATATGAAAAGGTCTGGTACATACTGTTGATAATAATGATTACCTTCTTCTGTTGCTGATAAAACTATTCCAGCTGGTAAATGCTTTTTATGGAATAATATATCTGTAACTAACGTTGATTTACCCGTATTACGTTTACCAATAAAAACACACACTTTATCATCGGCCATGCCTTCGGGTTTGAATTTTCGAAGTTGAAGATTCATCTAATGTATCGCCTCGTTTTATTTTATAAAATTTTACTCACATACAATAAGAATGGCTGGTAGAATAAAGCTTGCCGCTACAGGTGCTCAGGATCAGTGGCTTACGAGCGAGCCTGAAATTTCACATTTCCTGACGAATTTCAAACGACACACGAAATTTTCAACAGAAGCTATAGAAACTCCTTTTGATGGTGATCCTGATTTTGATACATCTGTTGAATGTCGTATACCCGATAATAAGGGAGATCTTATACGAAGTATGATGCTCAAATTCACATTACCACGACCTACTGGTACAAAAACGTCCAGTAATCACGATATTCGGTATATTAAATCTATAGGGGCGCATATAATAGAACACGCAGATTTACTTATAGGTGGTCAAACCATTGAACGCATAACCGGCGATTATATTTACATGTATAACCAATTAAACCATACAGATGACGATACTCAACAAACTCTCTATTTCTTAACAGGTCATAACGGTTATATACCTGTAAATTACGATTGGGATTATAGTGTTATGTTACCGTTTTACTTTTTTAGACACCCAAGTTTAGCCATACCTGTATGCGCACTCACAAAACAAGTCGTCGAAATTAGAATCAAATTTAAAAAATTAAGTGACGTTACACTCCAATTCTATGATAGTGCTTCACCCAAGGAAAGTGATCCACCGAGTGATATAGCTTCGTCTATAAAAAAGGTATCACTTGTTACGGATTTTTTCTTCGTTTCCGAAGATGAGAAAAATTTTCTAGTATCGCGACCAATCGAATATGTCATAACACAATGTCAAATGTCACAATTTACAACGGATGTATCCCAAACTAAAAAGGCTGTCATGTTAAATTTTAAACATCCCGTTAAGGAAATGTTTTTCGTAGCGTATCCAGATCTAAACCTCACGGGATACGCCTTAATGAAAAACGTAACGTTAAAGTTTAATAACCAAGAAATCATAAACACGGATTTCAATTCGTCGTATACACAGGCTTTAAAAAAATATACAGGGTATCCTAAGAATTTTGAAATACATAGCTTTTCTCTAAACCCCCAAACGTATTACCCGACAGGTCAAGTTAACTTTAGTCGTATAGCACATCAATGGTGTGAAATAAATTTACACCGTCAAAACAACGCTAAAAAAACCAAGGTTTTCGTATACGCAATTAACTATAACGTGTTACATATAGAAAGCGGACTAGGTGGTTTAAAATTTTAATATATTTTATAATTAAAATACAATGCCTTATAAAGCCACAGGTATATTACCCATTTATACTGGGTGGATGTCCAAAATGACTACACAAGAAAAAAAGAAATTAAATAAACTCCAAAAAGATTATTTAAATATGTTTAACCTATCGGATAAGATCAAGGAAGAATCTAATAAATATTCTAGAAAAATATATAAATCGAAGAAACCCACTGCAATACAAGTGAAGAAAGCACGTGCTCTCAGAAATAAAGGCTCTAAAACTTTGAAAAAAGGGTTAGATAAGGCTTATAAATACGATATGTATTGGGATAAATTAGAGTTGAAATATCTTAATAAAGCGGTGAGAAATGCTTCTCGGGGATAGATATGTGGCGAAGAGTTGAGTTTAAAATTTTAGTGAGTTATACTAGTAATGGCTGGTCGTATTCAATTAGAAACATCCGGTCCACAGGACGCTTTTTTTACAGATGACCCCGAATATACGTACTTTGTAAAAAATTTTAAAAAACATGCCAATTACGCCTCGTTTATAAGAGATTTGGACGTTGAAGGTGAAGTCGAATTTGGAAATACAGTAAAGTGTACAATACCACAAAATCAAGGCGATCTCATTAAAACTATAAGTTTGAAAATAGATCTAAATGAAATAGACCAAACCATAAAAAGCTCTTTACATTCAAATACGACATCTGTAGAGTGGAATGAATCTATAGGTCACGCAATGATTGAATACATAGAACTTTTAATTGGTGGTAAAGTTATTCAAAGACTTACGAGTGATTTCTTAGCCATTTATTTCGATAATTACGTCACCCAAACGAAACAAAACTGTTTAAGTCAACTCGTAAGAAAACCACCGGATGAACTTTCCGGTACACCCGCCATGAGTGCCACAATAGGAAGTTACCCGGGATATGCCGAACAAAATTTGTTTGTAGACATACCCTTTTATTTTTATAATAACCCAGAACTTGCTATTCCTATTTGTGCTATAAATAAACAAGAAGTTGAAATTAATGTAAAACTTCGTGATATCGATCAGTGTATTCATTCCATTAGGAGTGATAGTCCATACGCCGGGTATATTTTATACACGGGACTTAAACCTACAAATCTTATAAAAAGTTTGAAAGTTACGACAGAAATGGTATCGTTAACAGATAAAGAAAAGAAACACTTAAACGAAACACCAATTGATTATATAATAACACAAGTTCAAGAAAGTCGTAAACAAATCGATCAGGGTTCAACCCCTCCTTGGTCAACTTCGATTAAACACAGGCTTGATTTTATTAATCCCGTTAAGGAACTCTTCTTTATCATTCAAGGAACAAGAAAAACAGTAAACGGGTTTTATAACGCAACGTTCGATTACGATAATTCATGGAGAGATCAAGATAGTCGGTACATTAATTACGAACAGTTAAAAAAACTGGAACTTCAACTCGATGATTCTGTTCCTATAGAAGGTGCTAGTGGAGAAGTTATAAACTTACGCGCGGTTCAAAGTGGTATACATCATTCCCGAACACAGTTATTCAGGCGATACTATTCGTATAGTTTTGCGTTAGAACCAGAACGATGGTATCCCACCGGTCAGGTTAATTTTAGTTTAATTAAAGATCAGGTTTTAAAACTAACATTAAACGCAGAAGATGAATGTAAAAGAGAACTTAGAGTTTTAGCGCATAGTTATAACATACTCCGAGTGGAGAACGGTATTGCTAAAACATTATTTTAAGCATGAATCAACAGGAAAAAGATGCTACATCACAGCTCATCAATGATTTTCAGCAAACAGCTATGAATGTTATTCAACCCTTACTGGAAAGGTCTATGGTTATCGCGGCAGAATATGCGAATGCGTGTGGTAGAAACATGGTAGTGAGTGAAGATATGGAATATGCCATGAAATATTGTGCCATGAATGAAGTTGGTAAGAAGATTGGAACATATTTTCCAGAAATATACGAAGAATCCACGAGTGATGAAGATGAAGAAGATGTAATATTTGATGACGAAGAAATCGCTTTTACGCGATATTCAGGAAGAGAGTATAAGTTTGTTAAAATGAACATGGCATACGATAATTGGGATACGTGGGTGCCGAAAAATCCAACAGAACAGATGTTAAAAAATGCTATAGATAGTAATGAACACATCAGAACCTGAAGGGTGGATAAATAACGATGATATATACTTTAAAATATC